GGTGCAGAACGTCCAACGTTCGACTCCGCAGTCTGAGTTAATGCTTCGTTACGGATAGTGGTATTAGCACCTACCGCAGTACCCAATACCAATTCTAGACGTGACTCCAATTCATCATAAGACTTGAAGTTAGTAGGATCCACGAACTCACCCAAATCATACTGTTGATTGTAAGTGGCTTCGAGTTTAGTCTCATCCGCATCAAACAATGCAGAAGTGGACTTGAACTCCGACTTATCATAGTTACGGTAACCCGCAACATTACGAATCTTCAGTTCGAAGTCAGCACCATTCCAGAAGTCGAAAGGATTGACCGGAGTCTCGCCAGGGAATTGTGGTTGCATCAAATCCATGATCTTGTCAAAGATCTTCTTACCAAACTCATAGTAAAATACTTTACCATTGTTCGATGGGTTTGCAGGATCGTTTACCACAAGTATATTAGACACGTAGTGAAGACGGCGCTTCTGTTTACGTGCAGTTTCTTTGTCATCTTCGATACCCGAGTTCCACAGACGTGAATTCAGTTCGGATACAGGATCCTTCTGACCGATGGTAGTCAACGATTTCTCGATGTACCATTGACCTTGAGGGCCTTTGAATCCGTGATCCCAATAACGTACCCAAGGCATATCTTGACCTTCCATTGCAGGAAGGAAACGGACTACTGCGTAACCATTGCCGTTATCATCAACGGTTGGTTTCCACTTACGTTCGTCATCGTACTTATTGGTTTTGGTGTTAGTACCAGATGCTTCTTGAGCGGCAGATACTAATTTAGAAATGTCGGTAGAACGACTTTTTAGGTTTGCAAAAGACATATGTTTTCTCCAGTATGTTCAGCGTTTTCAGTTTATTTACAGTTTTTTTACACAGCGTATTTTCAATTGTTTCTTGATTGTACCATAGTATTCTAACCTATTTATACACATAAGTCAAGTGTTATTTAAACATCCAGAGAATTAGTTTTCTCTAGGAAGTTCAAATTCATCGCCTCGGTTTCAAGACAATCTATAATTGAAGGCGTCAAGTACTTCTTAACATCTTCAACTTCCATGTTATTCTTCTCGCACATATGAACAATCGAGTCCATATAGTTAAGTCCGGAACTACGTACCGTCCTCTCCACCATCTTCGAGAACCTCTTCTTGTTCATGAAGTTTTCGCTTGTGTTCGTCTCTTCGGTACTCAGATTCGGTACCGTAAATTCTATCGTCATTCTCTTTCATCTCCTCGGTGTATTCACCGATATCTTTATAAAACCATCCCACAACTCTCTTGGGACGACCACTAGGAAAGTATGCAATAGCATGAACGACAGTACCCATCTTACCTTCTCGATGTCTTCCATAACGTGCATCTAACCAGATACTAGAGTCGAGATACCTTTTCAGGTTTCCGAGATATACCTCTAGTGTCTGATACTCATGTCTTTCCTTAGAATCCTTCGACAGTCGTTGTGCCTTCTTGGATCGAAGTTCCACACCTATCTCTTTGACCCACTCGCGAACCTTTCTCCAATGTATCGGACTATCCTCATCCATATCCAACAATAAAGGATGGACAGATTTGGAACCATCGTGACCTCGAGCTTCTCGTGCTTTTGCGAGTCTTTCACTCGCAGCTGCACGTTGCTCTTCGGACATTGGTTTACGTTTGCGTTTTACTACCATGCGTCACACCGATATTCTACAAGGTTTTCGGTACGGAAAGATCTCCAGTCATTGACTTCGGCATCGAACAGAACAACAAGTTCTTCGTTACTCTTACGTTCTTTACCTTCTTCGGGTACTTTGTCTTCTGGAATATGTTCGGGACTTAAAGTACCAATCATATTACGAAGATCACCGTTCACCTTCTTGAATTGTAGGTGGACAAGACCCTGTTTCAAAGCATCAACTATTCCTTGCTTCTTCAATTCGAGCGACTGCTTCTTCATCATCTCCGGTGTTAGTTCGTTCACTGCTTGTTCCATTATCATCTCCTGACCCTGAGGCCTCTTCATGTAGTTGTTTTACCCAATCATCACCCTCATCAAAGTAAACGATTAATCGTTCGTTTGCAATGATAAGATCTTCGATGTTTTTTAACTCACTTTCATCAGCACCATCTTTAATACGTTCTTGGACGTAAATGATGTTATTGACATAAGTGTCTTTCAGAATACGTTTAGTTACTTCAACGTCTTCTTTGAACTGCTTTTCGGTGTAGGACATAACGGGTCTTCTCCTTCAATTTTATTAATTTCTTGTTCATGCATAATTAGCATTCTTCGTGATCTTCTTTGACTCTCTAATCTTTGTTGCGCAGATCTGAGTTTAAGATATCTCATTTGTTTAGACATTATATATCATTTCCTTATCACTGTCAAGTTAAATTTACCACTTTTTTACATTCATTCAATCTACGAATACTCGACATCACTCCATATAGGTCATCCTCATTGTCTACACTAAACGCCAACCAAAATATTAACATCACTCTAAGGAGATACAAACCAAGTTGGTGTCTCGCGATTTGTCCATTTGGCAAAGTACTTTTTCTCCTGTACGTAGTAGGTACGGTATCCTTCAACCACACTATCCCGCTTACATTCGTCAGGCATACACTGTGGCATCACGGACTCGTGAGCGGTCTGTTTGATTTTGCGAGGTGCGAACCACACAAACCCATTGAGTTTATCGAAGGTCGCGTGTACACGTCCATAACGATGTTGATATTCTTTTGCGCAGGCCACAAAGTGTTTGTATAACCAACGATAGTTCTTGTCATTCTCACGACACCAGATGTTTGATGGATGATTCACGTGAGATGCCTTGTACAAGACCTCCTCTTGCGCTGTACCATCGAGTCTCCATCGTTTGATGTTACGACCATTCTTAGTCTTACCGAGGTACATGGTACCGTCTATGACTCGGTGTGCGGTAGACAGTAGTTGACCATACTCGATAACCATCTTGACTACATGTTTGTCACACATCAACTGCGCAGCTTTCACGGGATCATCATCTAATCGAAATACATTCATCTATTCTTTTCCTCCAGCGGAATCATAAAAATCATCATCAAGGTTCCAACGTCCACCAGTACGTCTCTCTTCTTTCTTTCGGTCAACCATAACCGCAGACTTGTTGAAACGTTTAGCAAACTTAGCGACAGGATTGGATGTCTTACCCAATCCATGTTTCTTTTTATTCGTCATCTCCCATCCCCTTTATCTCCCACCATAGTACCATAAGTAAACAGAATATGGCAAGAGAAATAATATCAGAAAAAAGAAACTCACCACTAATCATTCTGAAATCAACCCATAGTAAGTCTTACCAAAGATGCGGTAAGCTTCTTTTTCTTTCACAAGGAAGACTTCACGAAGACGACCATTGTAACCGACCTTGACTTTAGTGTTATAGTCGATGGTACCATCTTTCATCATCATGCGAAGGATTAGGTCGTATTTCATGTACTTCACATCACGAAGAAGGTCAGAGACAACATGGGTACTCTTCTCGTGGATGATTTCTTTGTCAACGACAGGGCGTTCACCAAGGACGTGAGCGACTTTGAAGTCACAAGTTAAGTCCATTCCCATGAACATAGAACGTTCACCAGTAGAACCGTACACAACATTACAAGTATATTGATTAAACATTATTTATCTTCCTCTTCAATTTTATTACCATAGTAGTCGTTTTTACCTTCACGCATACCTTTTTTAATTTCATCCCTTTCATACATCGCAGCCAGAGAACCGGCGATAGCGACAATACAAAATAGGATTGCCAATGCAAGAGTTAGTATATTAGTTAAGATTTCCATTACTTCACCTCGACATTATGGGGAGAATACAGACCTTCAAGACCTCGGACTTCGTTGAAGACTCGAACACGTTTGGCAGTCAAACCAGTGACAACACCAGCGACCCAAGTATCAGAACCAGCACACTTGACCCAAACTTCTTGACCGACTTGATAATTCATAACTTTCTCTCTCATCTCAATAGGGTACTATTATCTCATAACCAAAACAATAATGCAACAACTATTTCACTTATTTTTATACCGTTGTGTTATATGCATATACCTAATAATTATATTGTGCGAACGATCTCTCTACTTCTCCAACTATGTGCGGTGTTGTGCTAATCAGTTGATATGTTTCTTCGTACAAGTAACCGCTGAATCCATCATGTTTGAGCAGTTCTCTTGCTTCATCAAATGTCTCTGCTTCAACTTCAAAGTAACAACCGCCATGATCAGCTCTTGCTATAAACTTTTTAATTGTTTTACTCATAACATATCCTCTATAGATATTGAAGGGAGAGGACACTCACTATCACTATGATTGTCAACTGAAATAAAAATCTACTCACTTCTCTCATAACCGATAAACACCGATAGGACTTCTGTAGTTCTCGTTCATGTCACGTAAGTCGGCAAGTAACATGGTGAAACCTTCGTCACACCACATACGATCACCTTCGATCTTTAAGACAGTACGTTCTTCGGTCGGATGCATCGCACCCCAGTTACAATAAACTTTATCACCAACTTTAATCATAATCATTTTCTCTCTCATCTCAATAGGGTACTATTATACCACCATTCTATGTATCGCACAACCCCTTTTTCAGAACATTTTGTTATATGCTTATAACCTTTTCGAATATGGAACGATAATAGTTTCAACGTCAAAGTCCAATGAGACCCCACCCGTGATTCGCTATAGCATTGAGGATGATAAAGATACAAGTCGCCATATGAGTACACCACCACACAGTCCTAATGCCAGCAACAGTATTAGCTTGGGTATCAGTTTCTCCGACCTTTTCACCTAGACTCTTCGCCCATATTCTCCACCACTTACTCATACCTCCTAACCCTCTCTCAAGAATTGCCTAACACCGATCTGTCTCTGAATTGTTTCTTTCATGTAGTTGTAGTGTGGATGGTTCTTAAAGAGAGCTTCGAACTGCTCCATGATAGTTTCGTTTGTTGCACCCATATAGACGAGTGGATCTACAAACTCTTGAATTTCTAATACTAATGTACCCATTGCAGACATAATACTTTCCTCAGTTATCTTAGATAATTATATAGTATTTCTGTAGGTAAGGCAACATATAAATAAAAGAAAATGAAAAATAAAGGTATAAATATGAGTGACAACATTTTTGATTTCGGTTTCACTATAGTTGACGAGGATGAACTGGATGCGGTTCAAGAGGCGCAGACAGCCGCCAATGAGAATTCTACGACTGTTAGCGAACTCGAAAAACGTTTAGACAATCTGTTCAATGCGGTACAACCTCTACTAAACAACTTGAAACAGAATCCCCAGAAAGATTATATTCTGTGGCCTAATCGTCTTGAGAAAATAGAACAATTCGAAGACCATATACAAAACATTTATAAAGGGTAACCCATGTATTATAGGACAGCAAACGAGCTCGTTATCAATTCACCTAGAGTGAATAGTACATCTATGAGTAGATATATTCACCGTGACATGAAAAAGGATGTGTGGGGTAGACTCAACTTTCTGATAGGGGGCGAAGTTAGAAAAAACGATTTGAACCTGAGATGGCATGACGCGGATGCAAATACTGTCAATGACGTGTTTAACTATGTCCCTATGATATTAAACTATATCGCACTAAAGGGTTACCGTAAGATACTGTTTGTCGGTCATTACAATTCGGCACAGACTAGTTGGACATTCCAACGTGGTAGTGATCGCCAGATACATAAGACTCCTTCGGTGAAGTCTCTCGAAGATACTATGGTAGATCCCAACGTGTGGACACAGTTTATTCCCATTGTTAAGATGGAATACAAATATAACATAGAAATGCATACTGTAGTACCAACCGAACTCAGACATAGAAAATTGATGCACTCTTTATATAAAAGATATGAAATCGATTTGATACCGGCAGATAAACAATACAAAGGTGGCCAAGAAACCCTTGGACTAACACCACCACCAGATACAACATATGATTGTGTTATACTTGCAGGTGTTCCCAAAGAGACCGAAGATACCGCTTTCACTTACCATCATGTGAAATCAGTATTCGCACCGTACTGTGATGAATCTTTTGATATAATAGATATCAATTATCAAGACCCAGACAAAGCAAAGTATATTGAAGGCGCGATAGAAGAGAATAGTGAATGGTTGAATCAGGTGTTTGTGAACCGTTCTATTTGGGACAGTAAGTTCAGAGAAATGTCAGAAGAGGATCGTGCCATTGAATATTCGATACTCAATGACATGATCCGGTGTCACAAAGGTTAGTTCCAGTCTACGTTCTTAGGTACATAACCTGCGATCTTAGAACGAATCTCTTTATCTAATTTGTCAACGGGAGTAGGTGCCTTACCTGCTCTCTTGACATAGAAGTAGTTTGCGTCTTTGACGTATGAACCACCCTTACCAGACTTCGCCAGATTCGCATCTACACCAACTTTGTTGAATGCGAATACGATATCCCCATCCATATACTTCTTGAGTTTGTTACCCATGTTGATGATATCACCCATAGTGTTAGCTGCACCACGGTGAGTATTGACAAGAATCTCGGTAGGTACAACACGTGCACGTTTTAAGTTCTGTGCCTTCGCAACTTCGATATCATTCACAACCCATACGATATGGATGTTCTTCTTGTCGTAACCCAACTTAGACGCATCATTCGCAACCTTCTCCAACTTAGACAATTCCTTGAAGGTCATGTCGAAGATGATGTTTGGTTTACGATCAACAGGTGCGGTCAACACAGAACGATAGAATAACTTCTCTTTGTTCTTATCGGTCTTTAGATAGTTACCAATGATGTCATGAAGTTTACCAACGTTCTCGGGGTCTTTTAGGTTCTGTGACAATTTAAAAATATCCACACCGAGTTCATCCATGACTCGTTTCTGGATAGCAGGTGTCTTAGATGCAAGTTTCTTCAACTCATCCACATCGAAAGTCTTTCCTTCGATACCTACCAGATTACTCAGAATGAATCCTTTACCAGAACCCGCACCACCGGCCATGATAACAATGTTACCAAACTTAGGGTATGCTTTACCACCAAAGGTAATGAGTTTTTCAAGTAACGCTTCCGATTCTTCTGAGAGGAAAGTTTCTTCTTTTAAGAATGTGTTAAAAGATTGCATTTAAATTATGTTCCCGAATGTTATTTTATAAGTGTATTTATACAAAACAGGCAATCAAGAATGCAATACCACACCAAATAAGTACGTTGGGTCGGAACTCCCAAACAGCTTTAAAATCAACCCAAGTGTACTTTATAAACTCACCGAACTTTTTACTGATTTCTATCACATCATCTATACTAGGCATTATTTTTTCTCCACAACTATTTTGACATTATCCCCTACAGGGAATTTCAGTTTACTATGACTATGATACAGGAAAAACTGCGTATTGTCAAACTCTTCGAACATCTTTGTCCAAATAGGTCTCCAGTTATTTGCGAGACGATGTGTGTTCTGAGAACTTCGATCTGATTCTAATAACAAGTCGGTATAACTACGGAGACTTGTATCGAACATCGAGTCGAATCCGTAGATGTGGACTTCAGTCGCCTTCTGTACACGACATGCGTAGTCTACTGCCATATGACCACACGAGTAATTTGTCGCAGCCTGTGCTTCGTTCTGTCCTTGTAGTTTCGCATAAGACGGGATATGTGTGTGCATTGCCTTGATCTTCTGCGCATACTTCAGATAGAATTGTGGTTGCATTTCCATCCAGTGACGTGGACGGGTACCCAGTATCCAATCGTACATATCCAACTTGATATGTTTATTAGCAAGTGCAACCATCATCTTATAGTCAACCATACATGTAGCAAAGACTTCATTGTTAGGAATCTCGAACGGAGGCATATTACAAATAAGAAGTTTACCCGGCGTACCTCTCTCATACCGAAAGGCATTATCGCCATTACCTAAGACATTCCATCTCATGCTTCGAATCCATATTGTTCAATTAATATTTTACGATTACGCAAATGTTCATCTTCGATATCATCCTTGGATTGTCCGTGGTACGCAACCGCAAGATGGTCTCGAATCATAATCTCATTAACGGTCATTTGTCGGTCGGTTTTTGCGTCATAGACGAGGAACTCTCCGAGGATTCGGCCGTACTTTCCTTTACTGTCGAGTCTTGTACGGAGGACACATGTTTCTCCCAGTGATTCCGCAAGGAATCTGGCGGCGAGTTTACCAAACTTTTTCTCGATAGGGTCACGAGTACGAGATTCGGGAGTATCAATACCATACAGACGAATACGCTGATTAGCATAAATAATACCGAAACCGAGATCGATATCAATATCCACAGTATCCCCATCAACAACTCTAACAATTTTGCAAGAATATTCATACATTAAAAGTACCTCTCCAAAATCTCTAACTGTTCATGGTAGTCCGCAATGATCTTCAACTCGTGTTCTATCGCTTCCATCACATCAGGATGTTCACCAATACCGGTAGGATTGGCCAAGTAAACTTCCACGTTCATTTTATGTTTGTTAATCTTACCCACCGCATGGGATGTCAACGACTCAATTATCTGTTTTCTCATTCTCTACAACCTCTGGTTCATCTGTATTCATAGTGCGATAGTATATCACAACTTCTTTTAGTTGATTTATATATCGTTTTAGTTCCTGCATGTTATATGACATCAACTCATAATCACCTACCGACATTGCAATAAAGACCAACTGACCTTCGTGTCGTTTCGTAATATCTTCTAGAAAAGTGTCAATGTTCTTGTCACTGACCACATACCACCGAGGATCTTTGAGGTCAATCTGTCTAGGCATTGCGGGATGGATAATAGGAACTTTTATCTCTACCGTCTTAATCTCTACTGGTATAGGTTCTGGTACTTTACCCCAGTTACCTAGTGTTGTACAACCACTACTTATCAGTGTTATCAATAACAGCAGTGTCGTTTTCGATACTGTCGAATACATCTTTAGTTCCTCGGTTGATTCTTGTTTCTATCAGAGTCGGTTTTGCAGCTGCAAGTCGTGATAGGTTATGTCGTGCAAAGATTGCAAGGTATCGTTTAGACTCTGCCTCAATCTCTGCATTACGAGAGGACATCGCATTCAATGCTTCGGAAGTCTTCTGTAGGTTATTCTGCAATGCTTCTATCGTCTTTACTTGTTCTTGTTCACGCAACTCTTGTGCCGCAAGAAGTACCTGTTGTTGTGCAACTTGACCCAACAAAGGTTTGTGTATGAACTGGTAGAATCCTGCAAACGTGATACCCATACAAAGTACCACTCCTAATAATATTTTACTGAACATCGTGCCACGCCTCTTTTATATACGGCAAGTATTCTAGTTCGTGTGGTTTTGGTTTACCACCACAATCTACAATCTTGCACCCACTTGGGATATATTTAGGGAATATCCAATTACCCAATACCTTACTTCCTAGATGGAATTTCAGATTGAGTTTGAGGTTTTGATTGAACTCTTCGTCCATATAGTAGATCTCAGAGTAACCGCCTGGTTTCCACTCTTCGAGCAGACGACCCGTCCATACTTGGTCACCCCCATCATATTCAAACAATCTCCAACTTTCTAGTGAGAAGATGTCATACACTTCTTGCATCTTACCACTCTTCAGAACCATCATCGAAGAACTAAACTTATTATTTTTCCAACCAATGGCATCGGATACACATGCGATCTTAACAACCTCACTCTCTAGTGCAAGGATTGCCTCTCGTATCTCATCATCAAAGTTCTTGATTAGTACAGTGTCGATATCAAGATAGACAGCATATCCATCATAGAATGAGTCATATGCTTTCATCTTATTCCACCAACCTTTACCTGCACCAAAAGGTGGTTCGATGGTATTTGCGATATCCGAAATCTCATCTGGTCGGTCGGTGATGCACCACGCCTCCACTTTATAACCACTCAACTCTTTGAATCGAGTGATCAACTTGCGGGCATACTCCATAGGATATTGATCTGTACATACAGTAATTAAGTTAATCATGCTTCTACCAAGTGTATCCCTTTTCCATAGTTGTGTTTTGCTAAACAACCCTGTTGATTCTGAATAGTACTGAAAGAATCATCGACCACTACAGGCCATGGGTAATACTCTTCTAACCAAGGGAAGTTCATTATATTGAGATAGATGTCTGTGGGTCGAGAATAGTCAGAGACCTTTTCTAGAAACTCTTCTGCACCAGAAGGTCTGACAATATAAGAGTGTGCACCCTTAAAGTAATCTGCCTGTACTAACGGAGACGTACCTAGTGTCATCGGTGTCTTAAACTTACCGTAACTAGGTTGTCCAATTGTGACACACTTATGGAATCCAAACAATACCGGAACACGACCAGTGAATATTGCATCGTGTTCTAATATCATCACATCTTGTTTGGTCTCGGCCGAATACTTCCATAGTGACATATGTGAAAGGAAACACGCAAGTGCATTCTCGGTCTTGGAATAACCGCCCTGAAACATATGAACTTGAAGACCCGCATCCTTGACCATAGACTCGAAGTCTGGATGTCTAGGTGTTACTGCATACCACTTCTCAACTTTGATACCGTATCGTTTGGCACTTGCAATACACCTATCCGCAGCTTGTTGGGATAGGTGATTGTCTTCAATCGTAATAACGAAAGACTTCATTTATCCGTCCACTTTCAACCGGATAAATTCGTACTTAATAATCGCCATCTTCTTACCATCAATCTCTACTGGCATTGCTTCTGACCAATTACAATATACCTTATCACCTGCTGCAATCTCTTTCTTATTTGCAACTTCTAGTCCCATCGCAACAACACGAGCAGGTTTATTACCTGTCGTAATATCTGCGGAAAGAATCAGTCCACCGGCAGTAGTTGTTTCTTTTGCATCATCTTCTGTCAATAAAACATTATCGTGTAAAACTTTCATTCAAATCACCTTGTTGTTGTAGATACAGTTCCCTGCACCTTAGTATAATATGGATACACCACTCGTATCCAAGGAAATAATTCACGACACATATACGCATCGTTGGGCCACATTCCATATTCCTTGACCTTCTCAAGTAACATAGATGCGCCATCTGGTTCTATATAGTATGCACTGTTACCTGCAATACCTTGGGGAGACATCTCGCCTAGATCATTAATACGTGGTGCGGGTTGGACATCTGGTGTAGAAGCAACGATCTGGTGAAACAATCCTGCTCGTCTTGTCGCACCTCTAGGATCATTCAACCCAACCAGTTTATATCCTTCCACGTCACTGACATCAAACTTTCGAGTCATGAGGGCATCCGATTCAAATATAATTATAGGTTCGTTGATAGTCAGACATAGATCCCATAGACGCATATGACTGATCGAACATGCCTCTTTTTTCTCTTGATTCGATGCGAGATACGCAGTCTTCATTATACCAGTCCGCAAATCCATGTGGTTTTCCGAAGGATCTTTGGGCCAGTTCCATCTATAGTTAGAAGTATCGAAAGACGTGAACTCTCGTTCTAGGTGAGACTGTATCGTCTTCGGTACAGTTCCCTCGAAGATGTTCAGATCGATATCACTTTCGGTCTTGACGATACTCTCAGACAACCTCTCAACTGACTTCTCTTGTCCATCAATTCTTATCACATATGCTTTAATCATTTTCTTTTACACACCACTACTCTACTTGAACCATGTTTAGCTGTCACGTTGAAGGCGACAACCTCTTCGAATCCTAAGTCATCTATAATCCCCAGAAACTCGCCTTTACTTATCTGTAGGGGATCCATGCGAGATGAAACATTGTTGTCCCCAACCATCAACTCCACACAAAGAATACCTTCCTCGGTCAGTTGATCTGTCCATGTCTTCAAACACTTTTCTGGATAGTAAGAATGATCGAATGAGTTAGAGTACAATAGATCAAACTTACCAACCCACTCTTCCTTTCTGTCATGAAAATCCCACTCAAACATATTAGAAAATTCATTCGCTGTCGGAGATATATCGGTTCCTGTCACAGTCGCATCAGGGAAATACTTAATAAACCATTCAACTTCTCTACCATTACGTGCACCGTGACACAATATATTCTTACTGTTGGGGTGCATCTCGCACACCTTTTCAACAGTACTTTCACTACACCAGACAGCATGTAACTTTTGTTTGTTCGCTGCTATCTGTAGTTTTCGATACTCTTCGTAATTTTCATAATCATACAACTTCATATCTTCTTCATCAACTCCTCCACATTCTCCCCTTGATTTGGTAACAAGTCTTTCAGGAAGAAGTGTATGAAGGAACACTCTTCGATCTTAGTGTTTGCACCATACAGTCCATTCCACTTCCAGTGTAATGATTGAGTTGGTACATCATACTTCTTCAGAAAGTAGTTCAACAAAGTTTGGTCTGTTGACCACTTCCAAGGGCCTATACCATCAACAAAGTCTTTGAACTCCATCCGAGTCAGAAACTCTTTTGCGGTCTGACCTTGCAAGTACGGTTTGAAGTTCTTACAGTTTAACACAATCATACCCATGTTGGCAAACTCATAACCCAGATGATTAGGGTTAAATTGTGTACGATTATAGTTCTGTAATTGTTCGTACTGCATACGAGAGTAGTTTTTGATTTTCTCTGCATACTTAGCGGTGATAGGCATCTCACGTTCAAACACACAACCAAACGCATAATCGTCTAACATATTGTCAAAGATATTCTCAGCGTCTTCACGAATATAAATGTCTGCATCGATGATTGCAATCTGATCGTATTCGTCTAACAGATCAAACGCATTCTCTTTCTCATAGATAGGTAAGAACCCACCGTGTTTCTGCCAACTCTCGGTACTACGGTTACTTGTGAACGGATCGGGTTTAATTTTTAACTTGGGAATTTGTTGCGTATAATGTACAATATCATGCTTTTGGCAATAATTAGAAACACTTTCGATACATTTCGCATACAACTTAGAATCTATCTGTTTTCCCAGACAAACCTGATATATCAGTCTTTTCACAACTCATCCTCATATGCCAACATGGACACAATGGATGACCTTATAATGGCTTCGATTCGTTCATTGAGAGTATCATAGAATATGAACATCTCAGAATCTTTGCGTTTATTATAGTCGTCCATTGGGTACCCAGTCAAGGTGAGTTCAACGCCAGTACGATAGTGTTTGAATGTTATGTTATACATTGTTTAACTCTTGTTATGTTTGGTCGTAAATCCGACAGAATAATCTTTTATATGCGAACACTTGTCATAATGAAAGTATCCATGTTCCTTACACACTTCCCAGATCCAACCATCAGAGTTGAGTCTAATACGATCCTCGCTTATTCTTATTAACACCTTTGCAACATCTGGTGTTATATAATATGCACCACCCGCAAGAGATGTACGTTTCTCTTTGTGTATGTCCGGAGGATCGTGAGCCAAACACGCCATAGGTGTAGTGAATATTGAAGGTTGAATATCCATAACCAATTCAATATCATGTTCACACACTATCATAGGAGTGTCAGTATCAATACATTTTTTCCAAAGATAGTAATGACCGTACCACACACACTTTTCAGAGACAGTGAACATTACACCATCCGGAGTGCTTTTACTATGTTTGTTGCCAAAGAGCAAATCAAAATGATCTTTGTAAGTCTCGGGTGTAACACCTTCGAAAAAATTAACATCGAACCCAGCTTTCAACCAAGAAGGTAATGCAAGTTTTCTATAGTAATCGGAGATGGGATTCCCACTCATCACGATCATCCACACCGGTGGTTTAGAGTCATTCAAACTAAACGTTCCTATAATCATTAAGATCGAAAGAAGTTCCAATCATTTTCATTTCTGATCTTGAGTTATTAGTATACACCAATGTCTCCGGAGTGTCAAGTAGAAAATCACAATCTCTACAATAATCCGTGTATTCTCCAGTTCTATGAGACTCGCGTAATGCAGAGTACTCTTCACCTCGAATAATTTCTTCTATCGTATTGACGGATGTATGTCCGAGAACTGCTTCTTCATCCCGACCAAGTACTTGACAACACGGATGAACTGCACCCCGATGACCATCCACCCCACCAGCACGGATAACAACGTCAGGAGAAAAAGGACGACCACAAGTTTTGACATTACCAGTTCTAGCATTTGTTTCACCTATATCATATGCACCAGACCAGTTGTGCATTTTCCAGATCTCGGTCTTACAACCAAGTTCTTCTACTAAGGCCTTGTACTGTTCTAGTTCTTGTTCAATATTATCATTGTCTGTGATCAAGTGGTATGTCTCCACAACACAATCAGATCCAGACTCTTTTACATAGTCCATCATTTCTTTTACATGTTTCTTTATCAACTCATAAGTGCTACCCCGAGTGTTATTCATCCACTCTTGATACTTCTCTGGTGTAGAACCAACGAAAGAGAATCGGAAGAAGTCCAATCCTGCGTCCACACAGTCCTTCATGAATTGACCATGCATACGAAAACCATTAGAGAAGATGACTGCTTTTGCATCATACCTCTTAACGATTTTTATATATTCTGGTAGGTTACGATTCATGGTTGCTTCACCCGAACCATCTAGGTTGACAACATTCAGTCCATGTCGTGCACAGTCTTGAACATTATCTTCGAACTCGATCAGTGACATCTTGGTTAAGAAACCTTTGTGTCTACCTCCGGTACGTTTATCTTGAGGACACATTGTGCAATCAAAATTACAGCCACCCTGTACTTCAATTACTGCTCTGTCTATGTTTATTTCTTTCACTGAAAAATCCTCTCGCTTTAGTTTCATGTTCTATTGCTTTTCTCTTGGTGCTACCTAACATCTCGGGGATATTATTCACCCACCAAAATATACTCATTTCTTCATTTTCATCGTGTGTAGTTCGTACACAATGAGGCGTATGATAACGTGTTATACCCTCATTACTTATAACTATCGTAGGTCTATATAAGTTACGAGCAATGTAATGCCACATACCATCATAACATATGACTTGACGACACGTAGAGATATGATAGAGTGCTTCGGAAACAGGAGTTCTATAGGTCAATTCTGTTATATGTAATCCCGCCGCAACCAACTGATTTATTATAACATCCCATTTGTCATTTGTCAACTGTCTTTTCCATGTTTTTGGAGTTTCTGCATTAAACAGCGGTCTCCATATAACAATCTTATTATTGTCAACTTTTCGGAATGCATCCTTCCGGAATATCCAATCACTGTTGGGGATATCTCCTCCTACCTCATCCGAATACTTTCCACTCTGAAACCAAAACCTATTCTTCTTGGGTCGGCTTATGGCCATGACTCTGAGACTACCATCGTCCTCTCTGGTAACATCATCGTTATATCTCCAATCACTGTAACGTGTCTGTTCATTATACACGTGTATGACCGTCACATCATCCTTTCTATGATAGAAGTTATGGATGTACTCTAGTCTCTCTATGATTGTTTCTGGATCTTCGAAGTGGTGTAGATGGTCTTCTTCATGTTCCCAATGAAACTCTAAAGTGACCTTTTTGTTTTCGGTATAAGAAAAGTTATGGGCACAATTAAGTGCCCACATGAAATCACCAACTCCTGGCGTACCTCGCCAAGTAATAAGTTCCATTACTTATTCTTGTTACCGACAGCTTCCTTCGCATAGAACGCTGCAACAATTGCGGCAACAGATACAAAGTATGTCGGTGCCATAGAACCTAACGTATTTGCTGCTTGGTCTAATCCTATCAAGGATGCGAGTACAACCGAGAATGGATAGAGTAACATACCGAACAATGCAAACCAGGCCATGTTTCTTTGCGCATCTCGCATAGCATCTGCGTCTTCGAGTTCCTTTCGTTTGAACTCTAAGTGCATCTGTAGTTCTTGTTCGGTAATGTGACCATCACCGTCCGCATCAGCTCCCGCTAAAAACCCATCACTGTCTGCGGTAAGTTGTACCTTCTTTTTTTCTTCTGACATTTTATTCTCCTAGTTTAATGTTCGTGCAATTCACTACCATGTATGTCCCAATTAAAACCGATAACTAGTTTCTTACTATCGGTTATCATAGGACTTCTATGGGGTAACATCGAAGGGAATACTACAAGATCCCCTTCTTCCAAATCTATTGGTGTTCCTAATAATTGTGTTCCGTTTTCCGGATCTTCTAATACTACTTGAAGGACACCGGACATGTTCGCACCTTCATGGGTGTGCCAGTTGAAGTCTGCACCATGTTCACTATATTCTGCAAACCACATATTACCTATGCGTATGTCGGTACACTTCCAACTAGACATATATTCCTCTAGACTTGGCCGAACAGCATTCTCGAATACTTCCCAATACAAAGGTTTTGCATCAACCTTGTAATCAGAATGAGACATGTTAGCATATTCACATACGTTGTTATCTTTTATCATTTCGATAGCAAGTAATATCTTGTCCTGAACACTTTCCCAATCATCAATTTTATATTTGCGTATGTACTGCATTAAAAAACCTTCACTCCGTACTTTTGTTCCCACAATTCTGCGTCATGTTCATCGTTGACGATCGGACGGCCGCGGATGTTCAATGAGGTATTTAGTAACATCGGAACGCCCGTCCTTGCGTAATATTCTTCGATAATCTTACGGAATATAGACGGACAATCTTTCTTTACTATCTGAACACGAGCAGTACCATCTACATGAGTGACTGACGTATAAGGATGTTTTGCTATAGAGGTGTATTGCATGTACTCATTCATAGGCCCTTCGAAGTACTCGTGTGCATGTTCCTCTAGGATTGCGGGTGCGAATGGTCGGTACTTCTGTCTACGTTTGATACCATTCACCGTATCCTTTACGTCATACCTCACATCTGCGATCAAAGACCTGTTACCTAGTGCACGTGGGCCAAACTCCGCTTTACCGTTAGCCAGACCGCACACACGGTGTTCTAAGAGGTGATCGACTACTTCCTGTACGTTTACCTCTCTATCTATGTTGTAACCGGAATAGGGCGACCAAATTAATCGATCCTTTCCCGTTTCCTTTGCCCATGTCATTGCGGCAGTACCAAGACTAGATCCTGCGTCTGTAGGTGCAACTGCAATATGCACTTGACCATCAAATAGTTCGTGTATCATTGAATTGGCAACAACATTCTGTGCACAACCACCAGAGTAGACTAACTTGTTTCCGTGTTGTTTTGCAATATGCATGATCTGCATAATACCATACTCTGCAAACCTCTGAATACCGGCTGCGAAATCTTTATCTCCGTACTGTTCCGCGAATTCGATTAGTTTATTTCGCATCCTCTGAAATCCTACATACTCCGGACTATCCGGATGATCTAGCAAAACCTCTTTACCTACTCCAGTCGAAACATCAGGAGTATCTTCCCACCAATCAATCAACCATTGTACCATCTCTGGAGGTGCAGTGCCGTATGATGACAATCCCATAACAACATACTCGTCCTCAAGTGGACGTAAACCCAACGTTTTTGTTGCACTAGTGTAGACTAGTCCTATAGACTTGGGGTAATGCCATTCTTTGATTAGGTTGAAGTTGTGGTCGTAGATGACCGCAGTTTGATATTCGCCTGCACCATCGATAGACACCATAACAGTATCTTCTTTGTCTTTCCAAGGGCGGGTGTAGAATGCGGTTGCGCAATGTGATATGTGATGTTCGTGGAAGTTGTCATAGACAAGACTTTCACCGATTGGTATTTCTTCGTGTGTAGAAATATCTCTTTGGAGTGTTCTGCCCTTTAAACCTCGATAAGTATCTCGGTATTTTTCTCGAAGTGCATAGTCTTCATAGAATGATACATGATCGTTGTCGTTAACATATTCCCAGAGACTTTCGGGAATGATAGGGTCGTTCTTCTTCTTAGAAAAACGTTCGGCCTGTGAAGCGAACTCCACAGTACCGTCTTTGTTTATAATTGATAGTGCTGCATCGTGATAATACTCACTGAAACCAACGTAACGCATAAATATACCTCATAGATTGTATGAGGATATTTAGTCACATTTTAACCAACCAGTTTTTCGTAGATGCCTTTCCAGTTCTGAACTCGGGGAACCTTATTCTCGTAACGGTTGTGCCCGTGAGCCATCAACACACTCTCCAGACCAAGTTCAACACCTAGTTCGGCATTCTCAACTTTATCTTCTACCCATAGACATTCGGTGTCACGGTAAGGTTCTAAGGCTTCGTCTTTGTCATCACCACAACCAAGGATAATGAACTTCTCAAACAAAGTCTCACCGAACAACTTCTGGAGGTTTAGGATACGCAACTTCTGTGCATTAGGATTGTCACTCAGACTAGTAATCGCATGGAACACATAACCATGTTCTTCATGCAGTTTCTTCATGTAGTACATAGAATCACGTAGTGGGGGAAGGAACCCGATATGGGCACTCTCGTTAAACATACGAACTAACATCTTACCAGTCGCCTTGTCAATACCATAGGCTTCACTGACATCATAGACTGGGTTTGTTGGGTCAACTAACTTGTGACCGTGTTCGTTCATCCAAACACCAAAGGCATATTCCCAGTTCAGAACAACACCATCAATATCAGTCAAAATTACATTTTCTTTATTCATACTACATTTTTTCCTCATATTCTTTCATTAACTTATCATACACTTGTTCACGTATCTTGGCAAGTTCTTTTCGTGTATATCCGCCGTCATAATATCCTCGACTTTCCATATACTTCGTAGTTTCATTACTAATTTTTATAGCATGTGGTTTGTAATCAGGATTAAACGGTGGTGGTGGGTTATCATGCCAGTAATCAAATATTGCCATTATACTACCTCATTGTTTTTGTTTTCTAAATAATCAATAGTTTCGATAAATTCTTCGGCAACTTCAGGAAATTTCACACATAGAGTTCTCATCATAGCTTCTAGGTAACCGATTGCATAATTTGGATTATCGTTATCCTTACGAATAAGTTCGATCATCTTTGTAACAATGACACCAGTTTCTACATAATTCATAATATATTCTCTCTCAACTCAATTTGTACAGTCATTATACTTCTTTTTGAAACACATGTCAAGGTGCTGTCTGGTAGATGAAAGAGAATATGTTGTCAGTCTCTTGTGTGGTATTAGTCGCATCAACAACTATCATATCAACGTCATCTTTATCATACCAATCAATCTTGGTAGTGAACTTGTCAGCAACGCGATTGTAGTAGAACACATTAGTATCTTCGGTTTGGGCATAGTTGAATATTCTGTCTTTCATAATAAACACCTCTCTCTCTCAATTAGGTACCCATTATCTCATAGTTAAAACAAGATGTCAACACTTATTTACATTTGTTTTGGTGATAGTCGGAATTTGTTTGAGTGATAGTGGTCTAGCATGAGGATCTTCCATCCTCCGCCAGTATAGTGACAGAACTTCGCCTTCTCGAAGAACTCTTCTTCGGTAGCGTAGTGGGGGGAATCATTCCATGTCTGGTCTATGGTGACCAGATCAAATTCATGTTGCATCAACTGACCAGAGATGTATGGTTGATCATTCATTACAGACATATGGAATTCGGGTTTAGCGTAGAACCATTCTTTCCAAGGCATAAACAACTCACGTGCACGTAGACGTGCCTCGCGTGTCCATACAACCACACCGGTATTCAGTATGGTTATTTTGGATGGTCTGCTAGGTGGCATAGAAGGCACGACCGGAATGCCGTGCATCTGGAACTTGTTTACAAAGTCGAGATAGGTACTTTGTTTATAATCCCAAGAGTTATATCCACCACCATCAGCGGTGACGATATCACTCTCAAGTACACCGAAAACATCTCCGTCTTCACAGATGTCGAAGATGTTTTCATCGGTGTTTACTACTATATCAGTATCAGCAAAGAGTACCTTGTCGTACTGGTCGAACATCGGGTCATAGATTACACGTAAACATTCAAACAATATTCCGGTTGAATGATCGTCCTTACAATACACCGCTTCATCGGAATAGTGATAATCCGCATCTACGTGATCTGCGTACTGTAAGAATGAATTGCGAGATATATCCGCACACTCTCGATACACTTGACTTCTCTTTCTACCTTCGATATCACCACGTTCATCAACCTTGTCGTTGACGATCATGTATTGAAAAATCGCGTTTTTCATTATCTCTCACTTTTCGTGTATCAGAGTTCCCATTCAAGGTCATCTGTTTATGTTTATTACGTTTCTTGTTTCTACTATCGTGACGACTGTACTTGGCCATACTAATTACTTATACGTTCTCTAAGGTTACCATTAGTCTTTCTGCACGGTTTGTAACCTGTCGATGCCAGAGACTATCACGTCCCTCTACACCTGCACGTTTCCAATCACCTTCTGCAATTGCACCATTGAAGTTCTTGAACTTACTCAAACGAGTACGTCCCATATTGAACATCATATTAACAAGTACACCTTGTACTTCGTCTGGTAAGTCGTCAAAAGACCCTTGTCCGTATAAAGCGTGACACTCTGATATTGCTGTATTGAGGTCGTTGTCAAAACACTCTGCGACTCTTTCTTCGCTGATTGAGGTTCCGACTGGTTGTCCATGTTCTGGATCGGTTTCGAGTACGAGATGGCCGACACCAAAGGTTGGATAGCCAAGGTGGTCGTTATAGATTTCATACTTGACTCCTTCGTCCACTTTTAATGTTTCGAATACTTCTTGTCTGTTCATTTCTTTTCCTCTATTAGTTCTTTAGTCATTATATAGTCTCGCACGAAATCCGAACGTACTATATCTGCCCATGTAAATTCTACTACAGTGAAGTTCTTCATCAACTCAAGTATCTGGATAAACTTCACGATACCTTTCCTATCACCTTCTTTTACGAAGTCTGATTGATAATAATCACCACAGAATATGATCCGACAATTCTGACCAACTCTAGTAATGATACTATCTAATTCATGGAATGTCAAGTTCTGCATCTCATCCACTATGATAACTGCATCGTTGATTGTAGTTCCACGAATATGTGACGTTGAGATAAAATCAACCGTCTTGTTCTCCGAAAGTTTTCGGTATGCTTCCGGATCATCGAATAGTTCCGCGCATATTGATTTGTAGGGTGCGGTATATGCATCCATCTTCTCTTCTAGAGTTCCTGGCAAGAATCCAATCTCTCGGGTAGGTACGATAGACCTACAGATAACTACAGATGAAAACTGGTTACCTTTATCAAGTACAGTCTCTAGTCCAAGATACAGTGCACTGAAAGTTTTACCCGTCCCCGCAGATCCATTCAGTACCAAGTGCGAACCAGACTTGTAGGCAGAGAACACTTGTTCTTGGCCAGTAGTCATTGGATCGACTGTCAAAAGATGATCGATCTTTAACGTTTGTGGTTTTTGCATTAAGTTCTCTATGTTTTGATGTTGTTATCTTTACCCGCACCTTTCTTAATGTTGCCTAGGTGTTCTTGCCAATCGCTACCAGCCATTGTCAATGCGGATTTGACTCCCGATGTTAAACCGGGCGCTTTAGTGAAACATCTATTTAGATGGGGGTTATCTTTTCGGTAGTCATCGTATTCTGATATTTTCATCATGACTTCGATTACTTCGCCGGTCTCATTATCTTTAAATTCATATATTGGCATAATTTATTATTGTTTTCCATACGACACCCCCCGAGTGGGGGGGTGAAGAGATACGGATCACCTTCCTTATTGAGTCGTTAGTTGTTCAACAATAGTTTGATTGAGATACTCTTGTTTCTTTGCTAGTTTATAAACCAAGTTATCTCTTCCTTTCTTCTTCATTCTTTGGATATAATAATCCAATTCCTGACGGTCTCGCTTCAAGCGTTCCAATTGTTTTTCTGACATCAACACCTCGTTTGTTAGTTAAAGGGATGGTTATTTCTGGATCAGTTTTGGAAAGGTCTCCTGTACTAGTTTTTTGGTTAAGTATTTCACTGGTGACTTTTTTGCCACCATCGACAAAACTATCTCTGCATCTTTTGGATGTATTGATTCCAAGAGTCGCATGAATTTGAGTTCGCGTCTAAACGCCTGCATATCTTTGCCTGGCCCACCTTTAACATAATAACCGAATTCTTTATGCAGTCGTAGGAGACTAGAAGGGGTTGACTCAGGTCTATTTGGGGTATACGGAGGAGTGCCCTCGGGCAAGATGAACTGAAGAGTATCATCAAAAGTGCCTCGGAGGACATCTGTTAAAGCAGCAACATTCTGATATTTCAACAGAACATCCTTTCTTTTGGTTTTAGTTGTTTGTTTCCCAAACTCTTCGAAGATTTCAAAAATGTCGGGGGTTCTATTGTTGGCCATTATATTTCACCTTTACTATAACTATATAGGGTTTTTTGTGTTTTCACTTAGTATCTATATGTAAAAAAACCCCCGATTTCTCGGGGGAAAGAGCGAACGTGGTTAAACCCTCACAGGAATCATTACCAATTTAACGTTGGTTTAATCACAGTCCCACTCGATAATCTTGTAGTTCTTCATTGCTTTTTCTTCGGCATAATCGATTGCATCCTGTTCACTTTCGAAGATCATTTCGGCAAGAAACTCGCCATCCTCTTCTAAGTAGTAAACGTAATCACTCATTTTAAAATCTCCTTAGTAGTACCAGCTGTTGTAGTGAGTAGCTTCCGCAGTAGTAGGACGAGCACAAGAATGAGAAGAAGTCTTGAAGCCACCGTAGTTGTCGATTCGTTTCTTCATCTCTTCACCAACGAAAGAGTTGGGAACCGCACGAACATTTTGACACATCATTCCTTCACTACCTTCAACAGTTGCGGTGGCAACCTCACGGACAATGACAGTTTTCGCTGTAGGTTTCGCAACGACTTGGTAACAATCAACTTGAGTCTGTTCGTAACCCCAAGAGTCAACGAACAAGTCACCGACCTTGACGTTGGCGGCAAGTTCTACTGCCTTGACTTTGCGTTCTTCTTTCGCTTTGATTTTGTATTCAATCACGGCAAGACGATTATCAATGAACTCTTGTTGCGCTTCGTACATACGTTCAATAGTACGGTAACGAACGTGGTACTCATTCTTGAACCCAAGACGGGCACGGGGAGCAGGACGGTCGCACTTGGCAACTAAACGTTCTTCGTCAATAGTAAGAACAAGGTCGTGTTTCGCGAACAAAGCAATCATTTCATTTTTCATAATATAGTCTCTTTCAAAGTAAAAACAACGGGGACACTCCCCAACCAACAAAGACATTATCTCATAACTAAAACAATAATGCAACACTTATTTTAACTTTCTTTAGAACAATTTGTTATAAGACCCATACATGGTTATAACGTTTTGGTAGATCATCACAGGAGTATTCATCATCTCCATAGTTTATAACCTTGACGCATTCGCCAGTAGAATTACTGAAGTGCACGTCTGGTTGATCCAGAATATTGTCACCCACATAAACAAGCGTGAGAACCGCAATTGCAGCTGCAATCGACATATAAACAACTTTCGCTAGTGTATCTACATTCATTATTTCACACCTCCAATTTCATTTATGCGACTAGTGATTCTCTTGTACTCTGAATTATAGTACCTCTCGTTGTAACACTCTTGGGCGTCAACCAACATACCAAGGTCATTCCAAAGGATGGAAAGTTCTGCAAGTTCGTCATTCACATTCATAATATATTCTCTCTTCGACATTTCATTATACAATACCCGCCCCTCAATAGTAGGCGACCATACACGATTTACTTCGTAACTCTGTGTTCCATACCGTTCGAAAGAACAAGTAGAAACAAACGGCCATTGTGTGTCTAAACTATAACGATCAAATAACCAATGTAATATATGACGATCATCTTTCGCCGCGAATTCGTCTATCTCTTTTCGTATATTCATAATATAATCTCTCTCAACTCAATCTGTACAAGTATTATCTCATAATCAAAACAAGAAGTCAACAACTATTATCATTTATTTCATGAATAGTGGGTATAACTATGGTCTATTATGCCAAGGTTCGGGCCCACGGATTGGTTTCAATGTCTCGGGGAGGTGTTTTGCGTGAATTTTACATCCAATAAACGCATTATAGTAGTCGTCCCGTAACAGAACGTCACGGTTGAATTGTTCTTTGGCTTCGAGGTAGGAACACTCGCCTTTGGTTTTGCAGAGGTGTAGAACTTCACGATAGTATGCTTCACCACCTTTTGATTCAACAAGAAGTTTGAGTTCTTCGGATGACCCATAGTAGTCCATCCAGTCAGATTGTTTGGTAACCTTGCGTTTCCGTTTCTGACCTTTTAATGGTGGTAGTCTGCGAGTAGACCAGAAGAACTTCTTACCGACATATTTCTTTCCGGTATCACGTTCTGTAATAAGATAAACGAACCCAACGTATTCGCTGAGTTCGTCTTCGGTAGGATTGAATTCTATATTGTTGATGTGCCACATTGTCTTATATAACTGCCATTAAGGGGTCTAATGACTTATATATAAGACACTTAAATCAATCTTCTTCAACCCCTTCAATCTGTTCCAATTCTGCATCTTCACCACACATAGGACAGTGTTGTGGTCTATCGTCAACGTAGTGTACTATGATAGTACTTTCTATGTCACATATAGGACAGATGTTTTCATATCTTAATTTCATGCAGCGCACCCCTCGCCGTCTAGACCACAGACCTGTGGTTCTTCTTCTTCCCAATCCCAATCACCATCCATACCATTTACAGAGTATTCGGTAACACGTTTCTCAAAGAAGTTGTCATGTGATGCACCGTTCAGTACCCAGTCTAACCAAGGTAGTGGATTATCCTTGACCTTGAAGTTAGGCTTCATACCAAGTTGCAACAAACGTCTGTCTGCGATATGACGGATATATGCTTTAACATCTGCCTCGGACAGTCCTTCGATATCACCAGACTTATATGCGAGTTTGATGAATCTATCTTCCAACTTAACAGCATTCTTTGCCATCTCGTATACTTTAGACTTCAGTTCATCGTTTACTACACGTGGATGTTCTTCACAGAACTCACGGAACAACTTCGCATTACCTTGCACGTGCATAGTCTCATCACGGATAGACCATTCAACGATGGTGCCCATACCTTTCATCTTACCGAAACGTTGGAAGTTCAACAACATTACGAAGGATGCGAATAGACTCATACCTTCATTGAATACAGACTGTGCAAGTACAAGTGCAAGACCTGTGTGAGAGTTGATGTTACCCTCTTTCATGAAGTCAATCTTGTCTGCCATCTCTTTGTATTCCATAAAGGCAGAGTGTTCTTCGTCTGGCAGACCCAGAGTATCATTCAACAATGCATACGCACGTTGGTGTACACCTTCGCGGTTTGCAAAGGATGACAACATGTTACGGATCTCATTGTTCTTAAACTTGGGGATCAACAGTTCGTGATAGTTCTCGCCTACCTGCACATCCGACTGAGTGAACAGTCGCAATACTTGGGTAATGAACTCTTTCTCTTGTTCGGTGAGTTTGGTTCTCCAGTCTTGAATATCTTCGGACAGTTCTGCCTCGTCCTCAACCCAGTGAATCTCTTCGTGTTTCTTTGTCAGTTCTACAGCCCATGGGTATTGGAAGGGTTTGTATGTCTTCGAAAAATCTAGTAGTGCCATTTTTATTCCTGTAATATTGGTAGTATATATGGTGTTAATGTTTTTGCTATAAGTTCATTACCCGAATCAGTCGGGTGAGTACAAATTGTAATATTAGGATATTTACTAGGGTCTGACCTAGTTATATGTTTTGCTCTTACTACCCTTTGGGGTATCCACATTGGTTTGTCATCTATTTCTTCTAACCACTCACCTATAATTATATCAAGTAAAGTATTAGAAGGGTGTTCTGGTTCTATCCAACAGTCTTTTATTTTACCGTGAATATAATTAATGTCTCGGACTCTGTTCTGATACATTCGTTTCCTTTCGATCAGAGTATTATCGAAACTATTGGTCATTATAACAGGTACATCATAGTCTTGGCAAATCATTCTTACCGAATGGTATGAGATTTCTGACTGCAATCGTAGTGTAGATATATTTCGATACTCTTCAAGTTCAAGTCTTTCTTTCTCGAACTGTCTTGTTCCACCAACTATATAGTCGAGATAATCAAAGTCCATGAACTTGTCATCATCAGTTATATACTCATGATTCAATTCCATAGACCTATCTACCCCAGACCAAACCACCAAGATCGATGTGTTGGTCATATCGTTGGACTGTATATATCTGAATATTTTGTTTGCGATAGATGCGTTACCAGCCCCTCTCCTTCCGCAGTTGACAACTTCTACACCAAGTTCCCTTTCTAAAAAGTGACACATATTGAAACGTGTCACTTTCACTTCAGGCATGGCATTGTAACCTTCTACAAAACTATCTCCAAATACTACTAACCTTCGCAAGCTCTACACTCATTATCTTCTTGTGCTGGTGCGTCCGCATTACCCAAGAACAACATTAGTTCTTCGTAACCACCGACATAGTTGCCTTGGATATAGATCTGTGGAACAGTCTTAACACTACGACCAGTCACTTCAGCCGCAGACTTACCAATTTCTTTCAAATCGATATAGTCATAATTAATACCGCGTAAGGTCAATTCTTCCTTTGCAAGTTCACAGAACGGACAGTTGGGAATACCGTATACTATACTGCGACTATCTTCTTGTAATGCAACACGTTCTACCTTCTCCGATACATTCTCTGCACGAGACTTTGCCTCGGTGCGTAGATAGTATAGACCTTTAAGACCTTCCTTCCACGCCTTGAGATGTACCTTATTCACGTATGATTTAGGTGCACCAGCAGGGAAGAATACGTTCACCGACTGACCTTGACAGATATACTTCTGTCTATCAGCTGCGTGTTGTACTACCCAGTTCTGATCTAACTCTTGTGCGGTCTTAAATATAGACTTCTCACCTTCGGTCAAGAATGGGAGATGTTGTACCGAACCCTTATTAGTAATAATAGATGTCCAGTTGGATTCGTTGTTCTGACCCTTCTCGGTAAGTAGTCGATCAAGGTATTTGTTCTTAACCAAGAAACTACCCGCACGAGTACGATGTGTATATGCACATGCCTTCAATGGTTCGATAGAAGGACTTGTACTCAAAATAACACCAGATGATGCATTAGGTGCAATCGCAATCAAGTGACTGTTACGTCTACCCGAACCAATACCATCAGGATACTCGCCACGTTCTAGGGCCAGTTTCTGTGTTTCTGCGACTGCCTGTATATTAATGTGTGAGAATACAACATCATTCATTTCACGTGCTTTATCAGACTCCCATGCAACTCCATGTTTCTGGAGAAGTGAATGGAAACCCATCGCACCCAAACCAATAGATCGTTCACGTTGTGCACTGTATCTCGCACGACTGATCGAGTCTGGTGCATTCTCTACAAAGTATTCTAGGACGTTATCGAGCATTCGCACGATATCACCCACAATGTTAGTATCTTTCCAATCATCAAAGTATTCAAGATTCAAAGACGACAAACAACATACCGCAGTACGATCTGCGTTTGTAGGAAGGTGAATCTCATTACATAAGTTCGAACCATTGATCTTGAGACCCAAGTCTTTCAGTGGTTGCGGTAGATCACGGTTTGCAGTATCGATAAAGTTCAAGTACGGTTCACCTGTACGGAATCGAGTCTCTAAGATACGTTCCCATAACTTACGTGCATTGATCGATTCTTTAACCCCATTATCTTTTGGATCACGTAGATCGAACTGACTGTTCGACTTAACTGCTTCCATGAACTCATCGGTGATATTAATTGCATTATGAAGGTTCAATGCTTTACGCTGTACATCACCCGTAGGGATACGCATGTTCAGGAACTCGATGATATCAGGGTGTGACACGTCCATGTATGCAGCATAAGATCCTTTGCGTGTTTTACCTTGACGGTACGCAATCATGTCAGCATCTACGGTATGTATGAATGGCATAGGGCCAGGCGCAACGTCAGACACGGTACGGACATCCGACCAATGACCCCCTACACCACCCCCCATGACCGACAACCAACGCAGTTCTGCGGTGTGTTCGATCAATCCTTCTAGGGTATCAGGTACATAGGTAAGGAAACAAGAGATAGGCATTGCCTTTGATTTCTTACCAACATCCGGTGCGTTAGATAAAACAGGAGACGCATACATGAACCACTTGTTACTAACATAACTATAAAGTCTTTCTGCGAGTTCAACGTCTAAGTTTTCCTTATAAGTTGACCAAGCCTTCGCTGCACGTAAAAAACCTTCTTGTGGACTCTTCTCACCATCTTGTAAGTAAAAGTCCTTCAACATACCAATCGCATAATCTTCTAATAAAGCGTCTTTCTTCTTATCTATTCTCATTTATTCTCTGCCACCGCTGTAATCGTAAAATGGTTCATCTTCAACAAACTCGTAATCCTCAATGATATATTGTTTACCTGTATCTATAAAGGTATCTATCATCTGATATAATCGTTCATCCTGTTCTTTCTGCGTCAGTAAACCCTCCCACATGAAGTGGTTTATTAAAGACGCTGTGTAATTTTTGACTATAAATCTGTCGGGGTGAAGGTATTTATCATCGGTACCTTCTAAAGATACGTAGATTATCTTATTTTTTTCGAGACCAGCCAGTCCCAAATTGTCTTGTAGGATATGTAGGTCAGACAGATCTTCGTCTCCCTGAAAGACAGAGACACTGACCCCTTTACGTTCAAACGTTTTCATGATATATTCCTTAATGTATAGGGGTAATTATAACAGAGTGGGGGTGGGGTGTCAAGAAGTTTTGTTGATCTTTCCCATCAATCGCTTGAGGATAGCAATTTGATCTTTACGTTTACGTTTCTTGTCGTACTTCTTACGGACGATGACAGTATCGGAATCGTCTCCGGTACCAACTACAGAAGATGTGGTTGTGTCTTCGCTAAATTTATTGAACGTTTTCATCGGTAGTTCCTGTTCTTTGTAGTAACATAGCTGTTGTCATCCTATCATTTATTTTCGCTTGGGGATTCTTGATCAGTTGGTTATTATCAAATTGTAATGTTGCCGCTATCCGATACGGATGATGGGAACTTGTATGGACATGATCTACTAATGCTTGAATGTGTCGAAAGATGTTAACATCATCTATTAAGATCCACTCAATCTCGGCCCTTTTGCATAAGTCATAGTCGTTCATTATACCTTCTATACTATGATCCCCATCAATATATACCATATCATAATTTTCACCTATGATATTATCCGGAGTTAGATGGTGTGAATCCTTTATACCAAACTTAAACCTTTCTCCGAATATGGATTTTAATTTCTGAGCGCATGGTCGAGTATAGTTGTGTCTACCCAAGTCAAGAGAATGTACTACTGTTTCGGGGAGTACTTCCAGAAAACAAAATGCGGAATGTCCAGCATTAAATCCTATCTCTAGTATTTTTTTGGGTGCAATAGTATCAAAGATAGAGGTGAACTCTTCTACGGTAATATCCGTCAATAACATATGACCTTCCCTCACCTTCAAGTTGGGGAAGTGTTCATTATACTTTTCCTGCAAAGTCATTTGGTTATCTCAGCAGTAGTAATATATAGCCTCTGGTTGGACTTCAAATGTGTCGCTTCGTAAATCTGTAGACCGAGCACTTCATCGATTGGATGAGTCTTTGAGATTCTAATTTGATCACCTTTCTTCACAATTTCTTCACACTTAGTGGTGATTGATTCATTCTTCATTTTGTATATGCCAGGCGATAGTTCATTGCCTTCTAACATAAACCACTTAGTTTCTTCGGCGAGACAGTCCAGAACATCAATACCAGTCTCAGCATGAATCTTGTTTAAGTTCTTGTCAGAGAGTTCGCCATGTTCTTTGATGAGTGCGAGTGCCGCACCATAACGTGCAACAACCGACTGTCCGCCAGGCACCTTTGCCATCAGACGTTTTAAATTGAAAACAAGTCTGTGGAACGGAGTGTAATGCGAACGGTAAGCTTCCCGATCATCCGTAGAGTTCAGGTCGAAGTCTTTGTTCTTTTGACCATCTTCGTCTATGATACCTGCCTTGAATGCATCTGTTTTGTCAAACGGTGTGACTAACAGTTTCAAGAAACGTATCGTATATACTAGGTCTGCTGCTGATTTTAATATTCCCATGAGTCTATTTATACCTTTTCAAATTACAGTCTTCTCAGTTTTTCAACAATCACCGGATCAAGACTGATACCTGTCAGGTCTTGGTTGATGTCTATTGCTTTCAAGAATATTAGGAATGGTTTAAGTGCATTCCAGTGTGGAGGATCAATCTTGAGTGCAAGCATCTCAATACCAGATTCGAATCCCCAACAGTTAAATATAACTATCAAATGATTCAGTACCAGTCTCTCCGACAACTCACCAGAAAGTGCATACTTATTCAAAAGTCGTTTTATATACTTGAATCTTTTAATGTCATTAAAGAACTCTTCACTATCGATACAAGTTGGATTGTAATAGTTCTTCGCTGCGTATATTGTAAATGTTTTATGCGTAAGTATCATCTATAAACTCTGGTAAAGACATATAAGGTTGGGGTAATTCATTTCTTTCTTCGAGAATATTTATCTTATCGATAAGTGGTCTCATCCATCCCCAACTATTTTTTCTGATCATTGTTACCGATTGGTCATTTTGAGATGTCATATATGTGGGGTAACGATTTTCTTTTCTACGAACCACATTATATTTTCCTTCAAGAGCCATTTTCTTTATCTTCAAAAACTGTAGAGTGTCTTCTCCAATTGTCAATTCTTTATCGAAATGAATTTCTTTAGCGATATTTCTAGAATAGAAAACCATTCTGGTCATATATTCTTTAACTTCAGAAAATTTGTTCATGACATGGTTGAACTCAACTCTATCAACAGACCATTTGTGTGATGTCAGCGCATCCATGTTACCATTTCTCATAAAATGCCATAGGAGAGTTTCATAAACTTGGGTTGCATATCGAGGATCTGATTTGTCACAGGGATATGTCAACTCGGTCAGTTTAATATCTTCTTCGGTTAACTTAGTCAGATCTTCACACAATTTTAGAATGTAGTCCGAATCTAATCCAGTAATTATTCTTGGTTGTCGATAGTGAACTATCATATCAGGAGGAGTTGGGTGTTGTGATACTGACTTATACAATCTATATCCAAGAGGAGTGATAAAATCATCCCCGTCTACCTGTACCATGTATTCGTTATCACTCTCTAGAAATAACTTGATCACAGAGTTCTTGCCGGTGGCAGGAGTGCCATCAGAAGGGGTTATATAATATTCTATGTTTTTTTCTTGACAGAAGAGTTCTGCGGAATTACGGTAGTCATCATCAAGTGTGTTGATGACAACTACCATATCTTGGGGATCGATTATTTTCGTATTGCGTGTCAGACCCTCTAAAGAATTAGAGGTTAGCAAATAGAATTTCATAATATACCTTAGATGTTATTTCAACATCAAACGTTCGAGTAAAGTCTTCTTAGTAGCTCGTTTACTTACTTCGACACCGGATTGTTCTGCGATTGCTTGCAGTTCAGTCTTAGTCATGTCTTCGAGAGACTTGTTGTTCGCGGGTGCTTCCTGAAGTAATTGTGGTTCTTCAACAACAACTTCTTCGGTTACCAACGAAACACCATTGTATTCGTCAATCTGATCTTGGGTGAAACGTTTTGATACAAACAACTCACCTGTCTTGGGGTCAGCCCAACCACGAAAGGTTGGGACTGCATTCTTACACCATTTAGGACATTGCATAATTACTCTCCGTTATTCCGGTGCTTTACCAGAAAGGATTTGACGGATGACTTCGTACTCTTTCATTTCTTTCTTGACAGTACGTTCTTTAGGTTCTTCGATCTTTTCCAACTCATCGTGGGAAATCTTATCCACTTTGTGTTTTGCCTTGAACTCTTTACCCTTGGGTGATTCTTTTGAATCAATCTCTTCGGGTGGAGTTGCACCTTTCTTCTGATCGACAGCTTCTTCAACCTTAGACCACATTTCGATGAATGCTTCACGGGTGTTTACTCGGTTGACAGATTCGATCTTAGAGATCTCTGCGGTAGAATCAGAAGTCTTAGGGTTGGTATCAGTCGCCTTCTTCTTCTTAATTGGTGTCTTTGCGTCACCTTCACCGTCCGATTCTACTTCTTCGGCATCATCGTCTTCTTTTTCTGCTTCGGTTTCACCTTCGTCTGCATCACCATCTTTCTTGGGTGGCATTTTCTTCTTAGGTTCTTCCTCTTCGTCCTTCTCTTCCTTCACGCCCTTGGCAGGTTTCTTACCACCGTCAATCGCGTCATCAGTTGCGGCACGTTTCTTGTGCAGGAACTCGTCAGAAGAATCAACATCTCCATCGTTATCGATGTCCTTGTCCTTACGATCTTTGAACTTCTTATCGTTCTCTGCATCGCTTACTGGATCAAGTTTCTTTTTTGCTTCGGAGACCATTGACAAATATGCCTCCATTGTACCCTTTAGTTCATTTGACATTTTTAGTCTCCGTTTTAGAACCACATCATTTTAACGATGGCGCCAATTATTGCAGCGACACCGACAAATGATAGTCTGTTGATGATACTCACGGTGTGAGCATTTTCGTTTACTTTAGTTTCAATAGAATCTAATTTCTGAGAAAATCGATTCATACGTTCAAAGTGATTTTGATTTTCTCTTTCCATAGAAAGGATCTTTTCCTCGGTACGTGCGAGACTAATCATAGCTTCGGCAAGCTTATCGATTTTAAGTTCAATTCTGTCTAATCGGTGATTAGATGTGTCGTTATTGGGCATCATGGATTCCATTTGATCTATTGGTGTATTTATACTAATTGTCAACTTTAGATCCCCCGCGCCATTGATAACAAGACCAATATCTTGCTTTCCATTTTGGGCCAGGGTTTGCACAATTGTGTCGTGCTCTAAAACTCTTTCTTCGGTTTGGATCGTCCCTTTTAATTGACATATTGGGATCACCGAACCTCACCACAACAACCTTACCAGATTCGTTCTTTACATATACTTTGAACTTCTTGTTAGGGTTCTCGGATGTACGAATGGGGTCATTAAGTTTGACCTTCTTACCTTGGTACTCGGACTCGGTTATTACCAAGTCTTCGAACAGGTCAGTGCATTCGCAGTGTTCATCTATTTCGTTGTAATGATTAAACTTCTTCATGATCGTCTATCCATCTTTGGACTTCAGCTTTAGCGGTGGCAACATTCTTATATCCAGTTACGGGGTATCTCGGGGTGTCTCCGCTCTTATCAAAGACCGTAGGCAACACTTTCTGACTACCGTCTTTATTGAACTTCATAGAGTCCATACCAGATAACCGAATCTCAAACTTACCATCCGAGGTTACGTGTTTAAAGATTTTCTTATTACCCGCATAACCATCAGGAACTTTCTTCCATCGGATCTTCGCTTCTGCTAAGAATTGACTAAACTTTTTCATATCAACTCACGTAAAAGTTAAGTTCGTATGTGTTCTTATCGGTATCACGATTGTAGACTTGGATAGACAAATTTCGACGTACAGGTTTACCATTCTTGGTCAACTTCAGTGTATGACGTGTAGTCTTACCACGGCCAGGTTTACCTTTACCCGTAGTTACTTGGTTGAACCAATCGTCTTCTACTACCTCAAAACCTTTCTTCTCTGCTTGTGCTTTTGCGTGTTGTACTGCGGCAGAGTATGTGTTGAAGTATAAATCGGCAGA